CAATTTTATTCTCTTCTACCATTTTATCCGCATATTGTTCTAACCAGTTTTTAGATTTCTTTTTTCCTTTAACTGTAACTTCATCTAACAATATAGGAGAGTGTATTCCTTCTTTAGTTATTACTTCTCCTTTATTATAAGCGTCAGTGTATTCAGGTGTACCATAGGTAACCTTTCCTCCATCTTGGTAAACAGGAGTAATTGTTTGTTTTCTGTTTTGATCTATTTGTGATGCTGCTCCTAATCCTAAACCTATTGGTAATACTGATTTATATATATTAGGATTTGTCATGTCAAACATTCCGTTGTTTCCCCAAACAGACTTTAGATAGCTATTAGGTTTATGATTAAAAATAACTTCTTCTTTTATAAGCCCTGCGTCATCGACATTTTTTATTTTAGCGTAGGCAATATCATTTTTCTCTACGTATTTTGCAATATCATCGGTACTAACTCTTGATTTACTACTTATATCTTGAATGTTTTCTGGTAATAATTTTTTATCAATATTTCTCCAATTGCTGTTTTGTGCGTCAAGTAGGAAACTATTTTCACTTTTTGGATAGTAAAGCTCGTGCAAACCTCTCCTATATTTTTCTGATGCGCTTTTAAAAATTTTTTCTGGCGCATAACTTTTTTTAATACTTTCTTCATCTCCTGTAAAAACAGCTCCTTTTGTATTATCTTCATTTAATCTTCCCCTATAAGATTTTTGAGACCAACTCCCTCTATATGTTTTATCAACCCCTTCAGGAAAAGATTTTTTAAAGTTCTCACTATTCTGTTGTACAAATTGTTCAGGTGTTCCTTGAAATGCAGAGCCATCAGGATTTTTCATCCAAGTACCATTAGCTTTAGCCTGTTGTTCTATTGCATTATACTCTTTCATTAATTGAGAGTTCTCAGGAATTTCTTTATTCCATTTACCCCAATCTACCTCTGATTTAAAACTTGATTTAGGAGCTTCAATTTCCTTATATCCTTTTAACCAATCAGGTTTACCACTAAAAACTTTTACATCAGATGCAGGTAAATTACCTATTGTAACTCCCGTCTCAGTATCTATGGCTCTATGTGCGTAGTGTCTACCTGTGATTTTCTTTCCTGTTACAGGGTTTATTTCCCCTCTTTTAAATGTAGGTACATCAGTTTTAAAAACAACACCCCCTTCTTTTGGTAAGTAACCTAAGTCAGCAAATCCTTTTTGAAAGGAAGGAAAAGATGTTGGTCTTGGCGTGTGCTGTAATCTCTCTAGAAGGGATAATTGAGCAAACTCTTGAGGTATTTCAGGGGTCACTGACCTAACGCCACCTGTCTTTATAAAATCTTCATAAGCATCTAACCCTACAACCCTATAAGAACTATCAGCATTTTTAAGTTTCTCCGCAAAAGGGTTTAATTTATAAGCGTTGGGTAGGTATTTATTTCCTAAATTATTTACTAAATCTCCTGTACCTGCTAAAGGGTTGGCTAAATTATTTACAAACTGCCCTGTATTTTTAGCTCCTATTCCTCCTACTGCTCCAACAGCTAAAGGTGTACCAAAAGCTGTTACATAAGGTAAATAGGAATCGGACTGTTGTGCTTGTTGAGGAGCTTGACCTAAATTACTTGCCATACTTCCTATCATTGCGGCAGGATTTAAGTAATCATCAAAAAAGTTAGGTTCGTTTGAAACTCTAAATTTATCTCCTGTAGCTTGTGTTGTTTTTGCTAACACTTCTCTCCAATTTTCTGAAGTATATGGAACATCTTGATATTTTATACTTTCCTGTATTTTAGCTTCTCTTTCTTCTGCAATTTCTTTATCTGTTTTATTTCTTGCCGCTTTTGAAGTTAATTCAGGTTTATTTTTAATAACTACTTTTACATTATCTTGTTTTTTAGTAGGTACTTGTTCTTTTATAGGTATAGGTTCTTTATTATCTTCTAATTTTTTAAGAAATTGGTCGCTGTTTTTTAAAAGATTTTTTAGTTTGGTAATTTTTTCTGCTTTTACACTAGCTTGTTGCTTTTCCCAAGTTCCTCCATTTTGTGCTTTTGGAATGTTACCTGAATATTTATCTAACCATTTCATATTACTTATAACTTATTTGTGATGAATTCAAGAAAAACTGAGAAACCAAATGCATATCATTTCTATTATCAAATATAAGTCTTACCTTTAAATCTTTTGCTCTAAGAGGAACTTTCTTAAAAGAAAGAGTTGTGTAATTCATATTAGCTTGATTAATTTCTTTATCTATTGAAAGAGATTGACAAGAGGAGAGAAAGAGTGGTATTTGGGAATCTTTTTGAAGAGCCCAGAAAGTATTGAATTGATAAAAATTATCAGATTTTGTAAATGTAATAGTTTTAGATGAATTATTATACTTTGGATATGAATTATATTGTAAAAGATTATTTATTGGCTTAGGAACTAGCTCTAGAAGTCCTGTGGACTGTTGAGCATTATAAAGAACAGCCTTATTAAAATAATATTGATTTGTTTCTATTCTTGTGTTATCTGTAAAAATATGTGTAGTAAGAGGGAGATATGTATAGACTTTTGTATAATCTTGAATGCTTTGAACTATTTCATCTTGATATTTAAAAGAGAAAGGGTATTCAAGAACATAAGGTTCAATAGTCCCATAAAAATCATTATATATTCTAATGTTAGTGAGATGTCTCCACATACAAGCTGTAGTTGTTTGTGTAAATTTTGATGATGCATAATCAACAATTGTAAAACTATCTAAAGGAAATGTTTTTTCTAATTTACATTTTCCTACAGATTTTATGGTGATTAACTTTTGTGTATCAGTTACTAACAAAGAAATACCTTCTATAAGTTTTTTTCTAGAAATATTTGAAGCAAGAGTTTCTCCATTTGAAATAATATCAAAGGGACCTGTTGTAGGACCAGCTTTTGTTAATTTTACAATTATGGTTTTCATGGTGTGCAATCTTCATTAGTAACACAAGGTGTGATACCCCCTGTTATATTAATAGGTCCATATATATCACAAGAAAAACTAAGAGAATATTGTTTTGCACATATATATACAGTGTCCTGATAAACATATTGTGATTGTGAATCTCCATTATAATCTATCCATGTTACTGTACAACCTCCATCTATTTGAACTGTGTAGCAAAATGTATTTGGAAAATAGGTTGTAGTAGTGGTGGTGGTTATGTTTGAATTTTCTGTTATACTACTTGCAATACAAGAGTTTAATTGTGTGGCGCCATCAGGATTAATTGAAAGAGAAGGAAGAGTAGATAAAGAATAAGGAGTACTTCTCTCTATAACATAATTTACACCATCTTCATCTACAACATAAATATTACAATTACACTCATATAAAGATGTAATAGGAGTAATTCCTGTATTAATATCTACCTCTATTGCTCCTGTTTCATAATTGTACTGAGTTATAAAATAATCTCCTCCTGATATATAATTAATTATTATTAATTTTCCTCCTGTTGTATATAAAGGATTTCCTATTGCTATCCTACTTATTTGTAAATCAAATTTATTTGTAATAACAGTTGTGGCTCCTGTAATATCAATTTCTACTACTGTATCTATACCTGTATCATCTACTCCTATTAAAATGTTAGGAGATTTATATGTTATACCAGAAGCAGTTGAAAAACCACCAGAGAAATTTATATCTCTGTTATATACAGCAGAAAAAGGAGAAAGACTGATATTCCATTCTACAATTTTAGTTGTTATAGACCAAAGTTTGTTTTCAGAAAGAGCTATCCCATAAGAAGAGATAAATCCTGGTACATTTAAAGTTTGCACATCATAATAAATATTATTTCCACTATTGAATAAAACGCCACAACACTCTGGAATATTTGGAGATTGAGTTGTAGTAGATGTTGTTGTTCCGCATGCACATCCATCTATAGATTTTATAGCCCCTGCCTCTACTTGAAAAGCAAATCCATTAAACAACCCTTCTTCTGTATAATACCAACCATCAGGGACAAAAACACAATCAGTTAATGTTTCATCTAAATAAACTGTTTCCCCTATTGAAAGAGAAGAAGCATTTAAACTTATAGAAGATAAACTTACATATGGAACCACCGAACTAACTGTAGCTATAGCTGCACATACTATTTCTTGTGAAATTGTAGAATCTACAGAAGGATTAGGGGATATTTCATATCCTGTAAACCATCTGAAAGAAGGAAGTCCTGAAGGTCTTTGACAAATAGTAGTAGTGGTAGTTGGAGGTACAGTTATAACGGCTGAACCTTCTAATGAACAATATGTAAACAATACTTCACCAACTAAATCACAATCAACAGCTTCGGTTGTCGTAGAAGTAGTTGTAGTTGATAATAAAGTGGTTGTTGTAGTTGTAGTTATAAGTTTATTTAGCTCTCCAACCATTGCTAAAAAATCTCCATCAAAATCTGAGCAACATCCATTTAATCCTGAATAAAAGAAATTGTTTTCTCCTATATAAAAATTTGGAATATAAGAATGGAAAGAAGTCCATGATTTTGTATTTAAATTATAGGATATAGTCCATGACTTATTACAGAAATACTCTGTATCACTCAAATAAACTTGTGTTCTTGTTATTATTTTTGATTTATCTTCCATTAGTCTTGAATTAATCTTACTGAGAATCCACATTCTTTTACATTAGTAGATGACCCAAATGCAGCTGTGTTAAATACAAAAAATACAACATCTGCTCTTAGAGGATCTGAAATGGCTTCAGTGGCTGTCCAAAAATTAGTATTTATACTTTGTTGAGAGTCAAATGCTAAAGGAGAAGGGAAAAACCCAATTGCTCTGTTTCCTGCAGCTAGTGCTGTAAAGTTACAAGAATCTGTTGCCCCTGTATTTGGTGTAAGCCAAGTAGTAGTACCAACTTGTTTTAGAGCCCCTCCTGCTACAGATTGCCCTCCCATACAAGTTCTTAAAGTAGTCCACTCAGTTATAGAGGGTACATGCCATCCAATAGGAGCTAATCCACGAGGGTCATTTACAGCATACCAATTATACATTTTACCATAAATTGCTCCATTAGCGGGGTTATTATTATAATAACACCATGCTCCAGTAGTTAATGTGGCCCAAACTGTATAATCAGTTACTTCTGGTATAGGGTCTCCATTTCTATAAGTTGTTACATCTAAATTTTGTTTAGTCCAATCAATAGTACAAGGACAAATAGTAGTAGTTGTAGTTGTAGTGGGACAAATAAAATCCTCACAATTATCTTCTTGGTTACTGTCTTCAATATTGTATTCACAACTTCCTACTGAACATTCAACAAATGCTGTGATTAATATTTTAAAATTATTCCAAAAATACCATTTTCCTACAGTTAAAGGTTGAGAATTACATATTCCTCCTCCACCTGTTTGGGTACAATCCCCACAATTATAAATAGCTACATTATATGTCCACACATTACAAGCAATAGTAGTTGTAGATGTTGTAGTTGTAGATGTTGTAGGTATATCTATTATTGTTTCTATATAATATTCATTTTTTTCTTCATCATATTTTATATCTGGAGAAAGAGGGGTATAATCTAATTTAGTAATTATAACTCTATTGAATTTAGAATCATATACTCCATGTAATCCAACACCTGTGTAGTGATTATCTGTAGAGACATTTGGAAAATAATTTGATATTTCAAAAGATAAATGGTCTGTAAAAAACTTATTAACTCCAGAACCATACCCAGTTAAGTCTACAGCTTGAGTTCCTTGTATAAGAAAAACCTGTCCTCTTTTAGCATCTACTGTTATTTGTCCTTCTGGTATTTTTAATATAAATTTATTTTGAGAACCAACATATCCTAAATCTGTTTCTGCAAAATCAATTGGAGGAGCTCCTTTAAATAAATTAGGATTTCCTAAATATGCAGCTTGAGGATTAGAGGTATTAATTGTAAGTAAATTATTATAAAGAAGTGATTTATTTTCAAATCTTGCTAAAATTGCTTTATTCTCTATACCATCTAAAGATGTAAGTTTACCATAATTCTGAGGAAAATCAAAGAAAGAAATGGGTTTATAAACTAACCAATTATTTATTCTTGCGTCTGAATTAGTATCTTGTGGGTCAGAATAAATTGCTCTGAAAGGATAAAGAGTTTTACACACTTCCCCCCAATCAGGAGGTAAATGTGTGAATTCATTTTCTTTATTTTGTTTAGAGTATGTTACATTATAGTTATAGGTGTTATCATTTTTAATAGAAACAAAACTTTCTTGGACCCAATCATCAGGAATACCTGTAGAAACATGAGGCCAAAAATCCCCTTCTCTATTATTAAATGCTTGTCGTAAATCTACATTATAAGAAGACTCACAATAAAAGGAAGGGATACCATAAGCAAATAAATAAAATAAACCATCATAATAGGTTCTATAGGAACCAAATGCACCAGCTCCTGTAGTATTAGGTACAATAGAAGCAGGATCATTTGGACAATCAAAATGATGTGCTTTATAGGATATAAAATTAGTCATTGTTTGTCCAGAAGCAAGAGAGGCATTTTCTAGAATAGATCTAGCAGAGTGCCAGTATTTTGGATAAGCAATATTCCCTATCTCATCATAAAATATATCAGCATCATCTGGTGCTCCTACTCTATTATCAATAAAAAATGGAAGTTTTGTTTTAAAAGCAAATTTTGAAATAAATGTATCCCCACCAAAAGCAACAGCTAAAGATGTATTTCCATCTAACATTTTTTGAAATCCTGTATCAACTGTTTGATAAGAATAAATTTGACCCCATTGTCCTTCATATACATTTTTTATACTTCCATAATAAGATAAAACAGTTATATCCTGCTCTGCTGCTGGTGTTGAACATGCTCCTGTATCACCAACAGTGAATCTAGAGTAGTCTTTAATATTAGTACCAATTAAATTTGGACTCTCATTGGGAAATGGTAAAGGATCTTTAGTTCCTTCTGTCTTTAAATACACAGAAGATTCTCTATCATAATTGTTAACATTATAATTATCTCCTACTGATTGTACTCCAGGGATTAAATATTGTTTTAGTTCTAACTCTCTTTGTTTTACGCCTTCATTATTTGGTATACCTAGAGAATAATTATATTCAGCAATAGAATTAAATGAATAAGCATAATTTTTTCTTGTAATACCATTAATATATATTGTCAAATAAGCTTGATAAGCTGTAAATAAAGCTGTAGAATTAAAAGGACTTGTTATAGAAGCAATTGTATTGGAAGATTTGAATGCATCCCTTTGAGCTTCTTCAGATAATAATTTGTATTTAGCATTATTTTTAACTTCAACAAAATGTGCCTTCCCTCCTCCAAAAATAACATTTTCAAGTTTTAAAACATTACCTAAAAAGGGCTGTCCAAAAGAAGTTTCTGGAGAATTAAATACCTGTCTGTATTTATTTTCTTCTTTAGATGAAGCGGGAGGAAGAGGAGTTTCTTCTTTACAAGTAAGAGAAGACCTTCTTCCTATTGCTGGTTGACTATATGTTCCACCACCAGTATCTATTACATTAACCGCTTGTGTGGTATAAGGGAGTGGGTAATAGTCAGCATAACATTTACAAGGATTAGAAAAGGGACCACTTCCATTATCACACTCATCATCTATACCAGCTCCTGCTGTGGTTCCTTCAAATACTCTAACATCGATAGAATGATTTCCCCCTAAATAACCTGCTAACCATGTGCTTTCATTTGTGAAAGAAAGGTTATTATTATTAAAAGGATCTGTCCAAACTAAATCATATCCTTTACAATCAAAGGAAGAAGCATGCCACGCATCATAGTTAGCGGGACCAATACTAGCTCTTCCTGTTTTATATATAGGACGGGTTGTTGAACAAAGTTCAATAATCTCTCCAGCAACCATTGGTTTTTCTTTTGATATTTTATTTGTATTAGGGTCTGTATATGTGTATGTACCTGTTTGTTCACATATAATCAACCAAGGTTCTGCAATATCAGAAAAAGCATTGTTATTTAAATTGAGAAATGGATCAGCTTCTAAATCATTATAAGGGTAGTTTGGATAATAATAAGTTTGTTCTTCTCTTATATATGTATTTACATTTCTTAATATTCCTTTTGCAATAATAGATTTATTTGTTCCTCTATCCCCTCTTACAATTTTAAACCCAACTATATCAGATTTTTGTTGAGGAGTTAAGTTTGAAGAATTGATAAGAGAAGATATTTGTTGTATATCAACTCTAACCCCTATAGGGAATACAGAATTGGTTTGTTGTATAGGTGTAAAATTTTCTCCATTATAGACTAAAGGACCGCTCTCAAATATAGGGGAGATTAGTGTATCTGGAAATTTATGGTGTCTTATTGGCTTACCAGCTAGTTCTCCCCATACATCATTATTACAAGGATATGTTTCATTTGATTCCCAATAAGCAAAATCCCCATATTCATACGATGTAGCATTACCAATAGGATTATTTTGAGAATTACCAGAAACACTTCCTGTATTATAAATTTTCCAATAAGGACTATAGCCTATACCCGTTATATCATCATAATATGTAGGTTCTCCTATAAAGTCCGAAGAAGTGTTTGGGACATCTGGAAAAGAATTATCATAAGGAGAGAGGGCTCTCCCTGGAATATGAAAAGAATCTCCTTGTTTACCATTTTTCAAAAGAGGAACAAACTCAAAGGCATAAACCTCATCTCTGAGATAACCTCTAAGATTAGTTGCATTTAATTCATCAGAATAATTTTCATTGTCTGAAATCTTATATGTCTCCCATTGTAATGTTATTTTGTTTGCTATATCTTGATAGTTAATTCTATCAATGGTTGTAAGCCCTTCCCAAACTAATACATCCTGAACAGCTGTAACTCCTTCAGCAACATCATAATAGGGATATTTCTCAAAAATATCGTTGATAGAAAGTCTTATTAGTTCTTTTTGTTGTCCTGTATAAGTTATAGTTTTAATTAAACTATCAATGAAATATGTTCCTATAAGTTCTACAGAGGCAATATTATTAATTGTTTTAATTACTGCTAAATTAAAATATTGAAATTGACCTGAATCATCAATATTTGAAATATTAATAATTATTGATTTTCCTACATTATAATTAAAATTAGGAGTTATAATACTAATATCCGCAATTGGTGTAGGGTTTGTTATTGAATAATAGGATGTATAAGGATTAGAGGAGGAATCAGAATATTGTATGGCAAATTGGTAATCTCCTGCTAATAATTCTCCCCCAGTAATAATATCACTAATTTCTAATTGTGGAATTTTAAAATTAGGTTGCATTTTTAATTGATTACAGTCTAATTGATCTGTATATTGAGGATCACACAAAGAAGAGTTTTCTGTTTGTAAATAAGGAATATTGTCTATATCTAAATGTCTTCTAGCAATATGATCTGCCCAATAAATATCTGTAGAACAATTACTAATTTTATGTTCCATTTGATGTATAGGATGATTGGCATCAAACCCTAAACATGGAGAATTAACAAGTGTATGGTATATACAATCATTATTATCCATATAACCTATTTCTGAGGCTCCTAATGAAGAATTTACTAAAAAGAATATATGTTTATTCCTTTCTTGTATATAATGCTTTAAAATTAATATATATCCACTAGGAAAAGAAAGACACAATTCATTACCTGGTTCATTTTGATATGAAGTACTTGTATTATCAAAAGATTCGACCATAGCATTTAAACCATAGGAAATTTTAGTGTTTCCTATTTGATTAATACTATTATCCATATCCATTCCGCCATTGGCAGTACGGCTATTATTTTTAATATTTCCTTCGTTCTTAGATTCAGCCATTATTAATATCTTCTCCCTCTAGGATTAGTAGAAGGAAGTTGGTACATATTTAATCTATTTAAAGATTTTTTTATTCTATTCTGTTTTTGATAAACAGTTTGTTTCATTAACTCTGTATTAGCTATGATATAAGCTTCATCTGAAACTTGTTTATAATATACTAGTTTTTGTTGAAGTTGATTAAAAGTTTCATCATTAACATTATTAGTTAATTGTTCAAACATTTTATATTTAATAAATGCTTCTACATATTCCTTAATTCTAAAATTATCAGGAATCAATTGATTTCCTTCACCATCATAATCTGTTGCATAAAATATGAGATGGACTATTCCATTTCTAAAATTAGTTACAAATTTATTATCCCTAATATCAAAAGAATCATAGGTTGATGAATATGGATTATCTGTTTTAAATGTTGGGAGAGATGAATTAAGTAACTCCCAATTATTGTTATAATCTACACCACAATTATTTTTAGCAGAAATATTTCCTGGTTTAAGGAGGTGAGATTGTTTGTAACTTCTAATTGTTTGTGAATTTGTTTTGTATACTGCTTGAATTATTTCTGGCATACAGGTGTTATCACAAGCATCATTTTGACATAATGGATTATTACAAGGAGAACCTCCAATAGTAAGAGGGGATATTTGTATTGTTTGTAAAGAATGTGCCTGGGAATAGAAAGATGAAGCATCTTGATAAGGTCTTAATGGTATTTCTGTACACATCCAGGCCTCCCTTACAGCATAAAAATTATCAGGAAGTCTAGCCTGAAAATCTTCAATAACTAAAGCTTCCTCAGAAATATGATAAGTTGCTTGACCTAATTTTTCTAAACACTTATTAAGGTATGTTGGAAACATTAAATCATCAATAGCTCCAGTGTCAAAATAACTCTTTAGTTCTTCTTTTACAGTGGCGTAAATAGGAGAAGGACTAACAAACGAATATTGGTAATAGTATGACAATTTATTTAAATTTTAAAAGTTATAGTTTCCAAGTTTGATATATGTGTTGGTATTTTTCATCAACTTTAATATAATGTGCAAGTAGTCTAGAAGTTGTTCTTGTTGCTTTAAAGTACCAAAGATTAGTGAATTTAAATCTAACAGATTGTTTAAACCAAACCCAACCAAAAAAATAACCTTCTGTATGATAATTGAAATTATAAATTCTTTTTCCTTTTTCTTTAGTTTTTTGCCAATCAATAGGAAGATTTATATATTCTTTACCATCATATACAACAACTTTTTTTCTTATTTTTTTATTTACAGCAAATTCCCCAAACCCAAAAGGGAGTTTTTGTTTCTCACCTGTTTCTAAAAGATATTCTTTAAATGATTCATTATATCCGTATATAATCATTTTCCACTCATTAAAATCTAATTTAATATTTGAGTGTTTTTTACAAAAATCATTGTAGTTATCTTTACTAGCAGTGCGGAATTCTATTGCTGTTCTCATATATTAAGCCGTTGGTTGGGTGTTAACAGCTTGACCATCAATACCTTGACTTGTAATATCTTCTTTTACTCTAAAATATGTAGATAGGAGTTTTTGTGTAGTTAGGTCTTGTACTTGTTTTTTTAAATATCCTGGGAGAGCAAATTGTTTATCTAATGGATTCATACAATAATCTTCTAAAGAATAAGTGGTTCCACAACCACATTCTGGATACATAATATCATTAGATATATCTTCCTCAAAAAAAGCAACAAGTCTTATTGCCTTTAAATCTGGATTAGTAATATATAGATATCCATTACTCACCCAATAATAAGCTTCTTTTTTTATTACAGGAAGCTTGAGAAGATTTAAATATCTGTTAACTGTAATTTCTTTTAATTTAGAACCTTTACCTCCCATAGCATTGATAGAATACACCCCTTGGATTACATATTGGTAATTTCCTTCTGATATTCTTGGGAGAGGGATAACACTTCTTGCAATTGTACAATCATCAACATATTCTGAACATTCTGAGATTGAAACTTCTTTCATTTCTAAACAAGGAATTGTTGAAAAAAGTGTGTCTGTATTCCATAATTTTCTAAGATTTGTTTCTCTCTTAATTAAGACCAGAGAATTAGTTCTTAACTCAGAGAGTATTGCTCTATCAGTTATACTTCCATCTGTAGATAAAAGTCTATGTAATGCTCTGGTATCAGAGACTAATTCTCTTCCTGTCATTTTATTTTATATTAAAACCAAATAGGTATTGATGTTATGTTTTTATTTTGTTTATCTACTACTTCTAATAGAGCCCCTGAAGAAGATGAACCATAATTTGCTTCAATCCAGGGAGAACCTCCACATATAGATGGAACATTAATATATCTTCCAGATTTACCCATATTAACTGAGTAAGCATGTAAATCTCCTTTTACTGTAGAAATATATTTTCCTGGAAGATCTTTAGAATAATCCATTAACCACAAATCGGTTTTCTCATTTAGATTAAGAGGCATTCCAAATTTCATGTGGGTTTGGTCTTTACCATGTGTTAATAGAATTGTATGTTCTCCCCAATTATATGATTCAATAATCTTTTCTTGGTTGATAAATGTAATATTATCATATCTAGCATCCAAATAAAATTCAAGAGATTTATTAACTATATATGAATAATCATTTCCAGAATGATTTGAGTTATTAATGTTTATAATAACAACATTTTTAAACTTTTCTGATAAAAGAAGAGAATCATAAAACTCTTTTCTAGCTGTTGTATAAATATTAAATTGTTCTTTATTTGACAAAGAACTTAACTCATGTCCTCCTCTGGTAGTTTGTTTATTAAATCCATCTAATTCATCTCCAAGATTTACTAAATATAATGTGTCAATAGTATCATTTAAAGAAAGAATTTCCTGTGAAAGTACTCTAAGTCTATTCATATAGATATCTCCAGTATAAGGAGCTCCAAATAAGGATTCTTTGAAATCAATTCCAGCATGATCATCTGCAATGTAAACAAACAAAGCTTTGTCTGATTTTTTAAAATATTTTTGTTTATTAACTAATCTTTTAGTTGATGTGAAAACTGTTTTAATTGTTTCTAATAAATCTTCTTTTTCTTTAACTTCTTCTGGAATTAATTTACTAAATACACTAGAAGTAAATTTACCATTTGGTAAAACTTTAGACCAGTAATTAGTTATAACATATTTTGTTAAATCAATTTTATGTAATTTGGCTAATTCAACATCATCTTTAGGTTCATATGTTAATACTAATGTACTTTCTATTGTTCCTTTATCTAAATTAACTTTTTTTGTAATAGTATCTGTTGTATTTTTATTTCTTACAATTGCTAATAAATGCTCCACTTCTTGTCTAGTTACATTGAGTTTTTTAGCATAATATTCTTTAGATTCTTTTCTAGGTAATAAAGCTACTAACTCATTAACCAATTCTTTTTCGTTTATCATATTGATAGGTTTAGTTAAAACTTAGTAAAGATAGATAATATATTTTATATAACAAATTTATTTAATTATTTTAATTATTATTTATAATGTATTTAATTAGAAAACTCCCAAATATATTTCTATAGATGAGAGTTTCAAAAAAACTAAGAAAACCAATAAACCCAGTTTTTAAAGAGTTGTAGTAGTAGTGGTAGTTGGAGGGGAAGTAGTAGTGGTAGTTGTGGTACAATAAATTATTGATGTTATAACCCCTTCAACTATTTGGGCTATTTCTCCTGTCACTAAATCTGTAAGATAATAACCATCAGGCTCAACATTACAATCTGTTACCAATCCTTTATACACTGTTGCTCCTACAATAAAAGAAGATAGTTGATCTGTTGTCCCAGACATATTTCCAAAAGCTATTGTATTATAATTAGTGAGGGCTGTACAAGCATCAGAGTATGAACTTGTAAAATTTTGAGGATCTCCATCTAAAGGAGTATATGTACTATAGAATACTTTGTTACTTAAACCAGAAGGTCTTATACAAACTATTACTACATCTATATAATTTGTGCATAACTCTGAATTAGACATGATTCTAACTGTAGTTGTACCGTCAGGTACAAGAATAGAGTTATATCCTGCTACTAAGGAAGATTTACTTACTCCTGATTCAAAAGCTGAAGTGTATCCATCCAAATCAGAATATAGATTAAAAGGACCAGTATCTGTTCCTGCTGTTGTTAATGTTATTAATACTGTCATATTATTTGGTTTATGGTGTTGTTGTTGTTGTTGTGGTAGTTATGAAATTAGAACAATGCTGATTAACTGTAACATCATTTACAAAAATATGTTGCCCATCTATACCACAAGCATCATATCCTTGAAACCCAAAGATTCCTGTTCCTGTACAAGTTATTGTTAAATTAATTATAGTTGTTCCTGAGTATGTAATTGGTCCATAAACAGTATCTCCTACATGAACATTTAGATATGCAAATTCTGTACAAGGCGCAGAATTATATAATGTAAAAGTAATATCATAAGATTGACCAACTGTAAGTACATCCTGAAAAAGAAGATTACTTATATTGTCTTGGCCTCCAAAGAAAGCACTTCCGCTATGAGCAGCATTCCAACTCCATTCAAAAGCTGTATTATCCCAACCTGTTAAATCATCTGTAAACTCTCCATTAACTATTAAGTTTGGATAAGGGCAGGCTGTAGTTGTGGTAGTAGTTGTTAAACAGTTTTGAATTGTTGTACAATCTATTGCTCCATTAACTAATTCTACAAATTGTTGATACAAATCAGCATCATTTAGTATGGCAGAAAATACATTATTTACTAAGTTCTCCCCACATAATTGTGCATCTATTTTTTGAATAGCATTAGTAATAGTGTCTTTATTTATAATTCCAGAACAAGGTAAATTTGGTCCACTATAATAAATATTTCCAGAGGATATATTTTGTGTACATTGAGAAAAAGGAAAAGCTGTATGACAACCAGAACAATTTGACATAATTACGGTAAATAAATTATATAATAAGTAGCTAATACAGGTTGTATATTATTATGAGATTGTCCTCCTCCAGTTGAAGCATTACTTACTGTAATACCTGTAGGAGTTTCAGAAGATAAACCTAATGTGGCAGGAATAGTAGAGCTTGATAACCTATAACTTCCCGAATCATGATAATCCCTCTTCCATACTATAGGGTCAGTAGCTGAAGGAGGGTAAACAAATGTTCCCGCTACATGTTCAGTTAATAAGAAATGAGAGTGACCTAGATCATTTACTGTAGCAATATGAGTATGGGAGGGAATCTGTGTTGGACCTAATGTAATTGTGTTAGTCCCTCCAATAGTAAGTAGATTATATGTAGGGTTACCTGCTATTCCAGGGTCTACAGCAGAATTAAAAGCTCCACCACCCATACCATTGGTTGCACCTACAGCTACCCTACCTCTTTTATCAGGAGTACCATTATTACCATTACATAAATATATTTTTTCCCAATCTCCTATACCTGCACCAGATACATCAAATTTACCAGAAGGATCCCCATACCACTCTACAGCAACGTTAGGTATCATTCTATTAAAAAGTTTTGTTGAGGTTCCTGATTCTGCTAAATATGTAGAAATATATGTATTGATATCTTCTATTTTTACATAATTAGTAGAAATAGTTAAAGAAAGTTCTGTCACAACTTCTAATAATAAACATAATTTTGTAATAGTTGCTTGTAATATATCATGAGTTCCAGAAGAAGATATTACTCCTGTTAAACAATCTACATCATAATCTCCTTCGAGAGTATTAATAAAAGAATTAACATCATTTATTTGTTCTTGTAGATTACATATAGATTGAATAATTGCTGTTAAGATTTCATTTAATGTGAAACCAGAACAATTATTACAAGGTGGAAGATATTGTTGAACAACTTCACATATTACTTCTGAGGCAATATCTGGTTTAATTCCTAAACCAGTAAGTATAGGAATTAAATAAGATATAATAGATGTTTCTACTTGTAATAAAGTGTCTCCATTATTAATCTCTAATTCAGCAACATCTGGTCCTGTATATTTTACACACTTATCAGGAGTTATTTCTGTGCATCCTGTAAAACAGTTGGTACATGCCATTTTTTTTATTATTTATATTTTAATATTTTAATTCTAGAAGCTATTTGATTAATAGAGTATTTAGATGCATAATCAGGGTTAACTTTTTTATATTGTAATATTCTTTTATAGTTTATTAAATCTAACATTGATGTATAAGAAATTTGTTTTCCTAACATAAAAACAATATTACTATATAATAACATAGACATATCCCTCAACTTACAATCTATATCATCTAATAAAGGTTGTATTTGAGCACATTCTAAACAGTTTGATGTCTTAGGATATAACATTAAAATAAACGTCTTAAAAAGCTTTTAAATTCTCTACAAGCTGAACATAGACCATCAACTAATTGACATCCACATCCAACATTTTTTCCACATTTTTTACAAGTACTCATTTGGTTTTAATTTTTAAAAGTTTGTAATATAATTAGTTCCAGAACAACCACAATTTTCTTTTAGAAAAGAATTAAGTAATGAATCTGCTTTATTGTATAATTTCATTGCTTCAATTGAAGCACATGTATTGGCAGCTGCTATAGCTCCTTGTATCATTAAATATATTGTATTTAAATCAACTTTACTTTGTTGTTTAATAGCCCTATCACATTCCATCATATCTAGCTTCATAAAAGCTTCATCAAACTTCTCTTGTAAATTATTAGTAATAAGAATTGATTTCTCTACATAATTATCTATTGCTGGAGCTATTGAATATTTTAAATAATAAATACCATCAGGTATAGCAGTTTCATTTCCTGTTGTTGTTATTCCTAGTTCCGTAGAATCAAAATTATTGATTGTATTAGGAACAAATACTAATACTTCTGTATCCCATCCAGGAACTTTAATTTCTATTGTTGGGGAAGTAGGAGTTGTAGCATATGTAGAAATATCTTGTATAGAAAGAAGATCTTTGTCATATGTTGGAACAACTTGTATATCTAATTTTAATGTTGGCATTTATTTTAAATTATAATATTAAAAGAAAAAGGAGAAGAGAAATGTTATTTTCCTTCTCCTTTTTAGAATTATTTGTAAAAAATCTACTTATGGTATAAGTGTAGTGGTACTAGTAGTGGTGGTTGAACTAGTTGATGTAGTAGTGGTGGTTGTAAGACAAGCCCCTGAATCATCTACTACAGCTCCTAAACCTGCAACCAATACTGTTTCTACAGCAGAAGAAAAAGCACCCCCTGAAGAAGCAGCAATAATCACTGTGCTATCTTCTTGTACATAATCTCCCCATTGATAAGCTGATTTATCAAATTGATTAAATTTAATATAGAACGTATCATATACTGTACCTGCTGTTACCCATGATTCAAAATTAGCATTGTAGCCATTCATTCTGAATAATGATTTTAAGTATCCTGCTTGGTAGCTATAGAAGTTTTTCTCTAATTGTGCAATCTCACTAGAAGTACCTTTAGCATATGTTGCTCTTTGTACAACTGTTGGTGTAGCTACAATATTACAATCATCTGCTACTATAAAGTCTGCTGTTGTGGCGGGCCCAGAGTAAACAAAAGTTCTAAACCACATTCTATCATATTCAAAAGGGAAAGCAGCAATATCACATGGTTGTCCATATGCTGTTAAAGGTTTTGCTGAAATGCGAAGAGTTGTACCTCCAATGTTTTCAAAATTATAGAATGTATTGAAATTAATGTTATCAGGATTAATACCTGGAGCATGTGCATTCAATGCAGCAATCAAAAGATTGATGATTGTGTTATCTTCTACAGTATCACAAGGATTTTCAGCACAGCCACAGCAAGGTGCTTGAACAGTTACTGAACGTGTGAAACCATTGAAGTAAAGAGTGTCAATATAAGAAGAATGTGCTCTAAGTGTTAGAGTTACAACATCCCCACAAGAAACATTGAAATCAGTAACATCTGTAATTTGTGTACGAGCTGTTGCACAACCTGTTACTTTATACCATTCTGTTACGTTACCTCCTGTACCCCCTTTAATCTTATCTGAACGTTTACTACCCTGAAGATATGTATTAGTTCTTCCTTGTGCTACATAAAAATATGGAGCTGCTGCTATATTCCCAGCAGTAGCCAAAGAATAATCATTGCGAAAAAGTCCAACCTGACCAGCTGTTAAGTCTTGCGTTGATCCAGAACTAGGAAGAGCTGTCTGTCCTACTGGTACTACGAAGAGCGTGGTTAATGAAAAATCTGCCATTGTTATTTGTTATTAATTGTTAGTGAATATTTATTCGTTTGTTTGTATTCTGTATTGTGCTGTTTGTGCAGCTGATGCATTTTCTGTATACATTGCTAAATTTTGAACAGTAAGATCTAAAAGTTCATCTTCTAAATACTCTTCTAATTCACAATCTTGATTAATTGAAGGAGAACCATCAAAATTTATATACCCTTCTTTATCAATATACAAAGGATATCTCATATAAGCTAAAAATAATTTCTTAGGTGTAAATGTCCCATCTGTAAATATCGAAATATCATCAGAAGAAATTAAATTAAAAGTTTCCTGATATTCAAAAGAAGGTTTGTAGTTTGTATTATTTAATAATAGAGAAACATCCCCATGCTTAGCCAAATCTTTATTAATCCAAACTATCCTATCTTTACACTTCCCTTTATCAGCTAATACATAGCTGTCTATATAAAACATATATTTAGGGTTTAGTTTTTTAAGGGAAGCTTTATATTGATTTAACTTCTTATCAACAAGTTTTAAGGCAAGAGGGGTTGCATTATAATCTAAGATTAATTTTTGCAAATCCTCATATCTTTTCTTAAAACTATCTAAACCCATTCCTGTTAAGGAAGAAAAACCATCAACTTTTTGTTTAATGAGTTTTATCTGGGCTTCATTCAAAGCTAAAATTTTATCTTCTAGCTGTATTTCCTGATGAGTATTACTAGCCAGCTTATTTAGCTTTTGGTCTATTTTATATAATAAGCTATCTACTTGAATCATCCTTGTTTATTTTATACTGCTGCTAATTTCTTAGTTTTTAATTTTCCCTCAAGAGTCAATAATTCATCTTGATTATCATCATCAGCTAAAAACTTAACTAAATCTTCTTCATCTTTAGCAATTTCAAACTCTCCTTCATAGATTTTACCATTAGGTTTTGTTCTATAAATAGAATGTGTCAGAGCTTGCTTAACTAAATCTTTAATATGTAATAGATTATCCTTCATATCCGCAAATCTATTAAACACTTCTATAGGTTTTAGGCCTTGAAAATTACCTGTTTTAAACTCTGTTTGTTTTAGAATATTATCAACAAGGTTGTAAACAATCTCATCTTTAGAGTTTTCTGTCACTGGTAAACCAAGAAGTCTTGCAACTTTTCTTTTCTTTTCAGGGGTCATGTCATCAAATTTAATGATTGCTTTATTAATAGCTTGTTTCTTACTGTAAAGAATTTTGCTTTCAATTTCATCATCTACAACATAAAATTGTGTATCTGCTGCAAATTCCCCTCTTTCCCATGCTTGATATGATGAAGCAATTGTTGGGTGAACCCTTAACCATGAAAAAGAAATCTCTTGAATAGTTTGATTAAAATCAAAATAATTATCACCATCTATTAGTTTAACAGGTTGAACATGATATTGATCATTTGTAGAAGAGGATAAACCATAATTCCAAAATTTAGAACGAGGCCCTAAATCAATTCCTCCTAGAGCATTTTCAAGTCTTTCCTTTAATTTGGTAACTCTCTCAATCTCTAATTGTCTTTCTGTTAGATCTTGTATTCTTTTGATATAACTGGCATCAGGGTCTAAACCTGTCCTGTATTTACCATCAAGTTCTTTATAAGGATATTTAAATACACCAGTTCCAGGTGTTCTTGTTAATCCTTTTTCAGCCAAGCCTTTTTGCATTGTAAGCATTTGGCCTGTATATTCTCTTTTAATTGTAGAGATTTTACCTATAGTTCCCATAAAATGTAGTTTGATTTAATTTGTAAAAATGTTCCTCATCGAAGGGTAAAGACTTGCTCTTGACATTTTTATTAAAAACCCTCCTCCCAGAACAGGAGGAGAGATTTTATATTTGCTTCAGAAGAAGCGGTGAAGTAAATTAGAATTGTGGAATTTCTTCAATTAACACAGTTCTAGATAAATCCTCGATAAACACATCACATCTATCTTCCATCCAGATTTGGTATCCAGGGAATTTATTTGCAGAACTCATACCTTGAGAAGCTGCAAAACCTAAGTGATGAGCTCTACCATCAATGTATCCCCAAGTCATGGAAGGAGCACCTTTCATTCTAACCTCACGAATATTGTTAATCATTGAACCATCAGATTGTGGACTAACATCAAACACCATAAATACAGGAGTAGATTTTTTGTTTTGCCCAAACTCTAAATTAGTTTGTGGAAGATCAAGTTCTTTCAAGTGAATCAATTCAATTCTACCTGTTTCTCTAGTAACCATTGCATCAAAAGCAAATCCATAAGTTAAATGGTTTTGAGATGAAGCTGTTGTTACATTACCTGGTTCTGCCCCTTTGATTTCTGCAAAGTAAGTTAGACCAGAATTCATTGAATCATCTTTTAATGCTTGTTGGAAAACATCAAAACCTGCTTCATTTGTATACATTTTTACATGTCTATCTTTAACATCCACTCTTCTGTAGAATAAATCTCCAAATACAGAACGTAAAAGATTAGCTGTAAATTCTCCTCTGTTATATTGAACAAGATTTCCATTATTACGCATTCTATGGTAGATACCAGCAGATGTACGTTTAACTTCTTGTTTAGAACCTCCAGTTTTAACTGTACCTGGTTTAGCCCAAATCATACGCTTAACTTTAAGCTCTAACATAGATTTACGCATCCAGAACTCAACAAATGGTTCCCATTTAACATCATTTCTTGTCATTGGCATAGCTCCTCTACGAGAAGCTCCATATACAAGAATATCCAAAGGTTTTCCAGAAGCATCTTTTAAGATTTTTTCATCTGCCCATTTTGTAACTGTATGCTCATAACCATAAGAAGAACCTAATGATTCAAACATTGTGATTTTTTCTGCAAGTCTAGGAAGACCTAACAAATCTTGGTCAAATTCTCCAATAGCAGCATCAATCAATTCTAACTCAATACCTACTTGTAAGAAGGTAGAAGAAATAAAATCAACTGTTGGATTTTCTGTAACCAATGTAAATGTATAAAGGAATCCTGCGTTGTAAGGCATAGGGTCTTTAATTACATAAATACGTGGTCCATATTGACGTGTACCAACTGATACAATTGCATTTTTAGAGAATTCATTAGAATCTAATACTAATTGAAACTCTTGTCCATCAATACCTGGTTTAACTAAATCAGTAGTAGTTGTTGGGATGTCAATAATTTTTGGAAATTTATAAGGAACCTCGATGTCCCATTTCCAAGAGTCACTATTATTATCAATATAATAAGGTGTACTCTTGTTAATCATATCCAAGAAATCATTGGAATATAATGTACTCTGTGTGTACAAACTGATGATTTTTTTATCATAGTCTGCGGGTTCTGTAGAATGGAACGACTCTAAGTGATTAGAATCAGTAAGTTTCCCCACTGCTCGTTTATCCATAGAAGCCACTCGTGCATACATGAATCCAGTTGCTCCTGGAAGTGATTGAATTGCCATTGTTATTTAAATTTTAAAATTATTATTATTTAAGAGCGTTCCAAGCTGGTGAGCTTGTTGATGTTGTTTGTATAGGTTTTTTTGCAGTTTGTCTAGTGACATTGTCAAATAAAACATTTGTTTGTGTTGTAATTCCTGTTTTTTGTATGGTTGATAATGTTGGATCTTTTTCTAATAACTTTAAAAGAAGAGCATATTTTACTTTAAGAGAATGATTTTCTGGTTTTTTTAAATCTAAAATTGATTTGTCAAAGTCAGATAATGTCTCCCCAGAAGGAGTTTTCCATTTATCTATTAAAAGAAAATCTGAGAGTTCTGTAACTAATTTAGGGTTTAAGGGAATTCCATCAAATGCTTTTTCCTTTAATTTATCTTGTAAAATAGTTTGGACATTATTAATATATTGATTCCTAACCTGTGTTTTTTGTTGGAGTTCTCTTTGAGAATTTTCTTCAATTTCTTGGAGTTTTTTTGCTTCAGATTTAATAAGAACTTTGTGATGTCTTTGAGAAACTTGTTCTAAATCCCCATACCCTTTTAATCGTTCAATTTCTTCATCAGCTTCTGTTTCTTCAAAACCTTGATTAAGAAGTCCCTGTTTAATTACTTTGATTTGATTTGATTCTTGTGTTAAATCTAACTCTGAAAAATTTACAATATTGTTATAAGTTGTAAAGTATTCTTTAGGGTCTACACCTTTAACAAAAATTGCATCAAAAGCATTTTGGTAATCTTCCCCAAATTGTCCAATAAAATTAGAAACTATATCTTGTGCTCCTTTTTTCTTTTCATCTTCAAATTTTTGTTTGAATTGTTCTGGAGTTGTAATAGGTTCATCAGGGTTTTCATCATCATTATTGAATACTCCTAATTTATAAAGGTCACCTGCTAATGCTTCAAATTGATTATCAGTTACAATTTCAGTAGTATCTTGTGTAGTTGTTACAGGAGCCTCTGTAGTTTCCTCAGTTGTAGTTTCTTTTTCCAAGAAATCAGCAAGAGGGTTATCAGTTTTAATTTCTGTAGTATCTACTACTTCTGTAACAGGTTTTTCCAAACTATCTTTTACTTCCACTGTAATAGGAGTGATAGATTCTGGAGCTGCTGTTTGTGTTTCAGGAGCATATAAACCTGAGAGTAATTCTTGGTTTCCCATACCCATATTCATAGTATCTTGAATACTGAATGAATCCATATTCAGAGTCTCGTTATTATCAGCCATAATGTAGTTTTTAATATTTTTTGGTTTAATTATGTGTAAATCTAATTCTAGTATATGAATTTACAAAGCTTTGGGGAAGTATATACTCTATTTTTGTTTTTAATATCGCATTAATAGGTTCCTTCCCCTAAAGATTTTTTACTTAGTTTTATTATTTTGTTTTGCCCTTGCATTTATTAAAGCGATTTTTTCATCATTCGACATATTCTCACGAGCCACTTTTAATTTTTCTTGTTCAATGGCCATTTTACTGTTAAACTCTTTGTTCTTAGTTTGTATCTCTGCCATTTTAGAAGTAAAGTCTTGAGTTGCTTTAGTTTGCTCATGAGCTAATTTAGATACTTCTAATACATCTGGAACAGTGTTTTGATTAGTGTCTTCATTAGTAGTTTTACCAAAACCTGTAGCTTGTATAATAGCAATTTCTTTTTTATTAATTCTATCTAGATTATTTTGGTAATCTTCATGTACAAGATTTTCTTGGTGTTCTTGGTATGCTAATTTAATTTGTTCTTGAGCTTGTTGTTGTTGTTGTTCAAGTTCTTGCTGTTTTTGTTGGAAAGCTTGTTGTTGTTGTAAGTCTTGTTTATCTTTCATGTCACGGAACACTTTCTTCATTTCTCTCATTGATTTTGTTGAATATAATTCAATAATATCATAAAGAGTTCCTCCATTTTGAATAACAGCTTGAGAAAGAAGTCTAAGTTCATTAAACATTTGAGTATCTTCTGGTCTATTAGTAGGGAATACTTTAAGGTCACGGAATTTTAAATCTGTACCATTAACTTGTACAAAAGCTGATTCTCCCTCAGAAGTAATATATGAGAGTGTTGATTCTGGTTTGGTGGATTGGGTGTAAAGGGAAGCATCAATAATAGCTTGATAAAGCTGGCCTTGAACATACTCATGAGCTACAAAAAGAGGTTCTGTTTGAGAATAAGATTGAGCAATAGCAGCATTAGTACCTGTAGCAGATTCTGATGCTGAAATAGAACCCAAACGTTGTTTGGACATTCCTATTAACTCCCAACATTCATTTTTAATTTGTACACATAGGTTATATCTTGATTGAATTTCTTGTGTACGAGTTAAATCTACATTTTTTGCAATAGAAGTGTTAGTTACAGGAGCCTTAGTGTTTTCAGGACTATCGTCATCAAACATAACCCCTCTTTCTCTTGCTTCCATTTCCCACATATCTAAAGCATCTTGATCATCCCCATCTTTTAATTTAGGAATACGTCTTATGCTAATTGAAGCTACATTACCAATTTCTTTTTCAAGAAGCTTATATAATTGGTTCATACCAACATTATATATAACTTGAAAGGGTTTCATTAAATCAATTAATGATCTAGGTTCTGTATTTTTAATTTCATGTAATGTGCCAATAATAGGACAGTAATCAAGTAAATCAAAAGTTTTAACATGATAAATATCTGGGCCTATTTTAGTGCCTTGCATCCATTGATTAATCCATCCCCACTCCAAAGATTGTTGAGTTGGAATAGTCATTGATTTATAGTTTTCATCAACTAGTATAGATTGGGGATTACCTAATTCATCATTATAAATTAATTTACCTATTTTCTTTTTAGAAATCCAATAAGCTTTAATTACAACATATTTGTACCCAAATGCAGAAACATTATTTGTGAGCCCAAGCCAATCATGTAATCCATCATTGTTTTCTTTCATTTCAGACTCTATCATTGCCCTAGCTTGCTGAAGAAGAGGGTTATATGTATCATACTGAATAGAGTTAATACCTGGACTAACATTAGGATTAGAGAGATTAGATTCTCTAGCATCTATTAGCCCATAGTTATTTAGGGAGGATCTAAGGTGATCAATTTCTTCTTTAGTTAAATCTGGATTCGATTCAATTATTTCTGAAAGCTCCATAACATGTACAGTACCCGCTGCATATGCCCCTTGGTTTCTTCCTGAAGGATCTGAGATATATTTTTTATCTGGAGTGGTTAAATACCAAACGTTTTTTGGGTTAAGAACTTCTATATTGTATCCTAGTTTAGAATTATCTTCATATATATGATAATACTCTCTTGCTGAAATAGCAAGGTCTCTAAAAGCATCTTCTGACTTTTCTTTTAAATTAAAATCTGCTTTTGTACATGTAAGTACATGATTTGCCCATTTTTCAGCGGTGGAAGTATAAGAATCCAGGGAATCTTTTACCTGTTCCATTGTTAATTGTTCTACTTCCTCATCTGAGAGTTCTTCCCCATCAAGAGCAGCTTTTTCTAGGATTTTTCTTTTGACTTGGGCCAAAACAAATTTCTGAAGCATATCGGTTTTAAACTGTAACTCTTCTGCTTTACTATCATCATCAAACGCCTTAACTCTATATGTATCAGGCCTTTTAGCTATTTCTCCCACCAATTCATTTAAAGGAGTTGTAAGAATAGAATAATGTTTTACATATGAAGGAAGGTGTAAATCTTCTTCTATCATATCTGTAAAACTCTTAACTTGAGGTTCTTGATAAAAGTCTTCTGTTCTAAGAATACCTTTAACTAAATCATAGTTTTTTACAAATGAATTTTTATTTTTAACATACTCTGAATAGGCTTTTGTGGCAAAATAATCCATTGTATTTTTTATCCAACCTTCATTTTGTTTCTCCTTCTCAGTTTTAAACTGATCAGGAAAAATATTCAAGTAGGCATATTGTATAGGAGATTCTTTAGAATATAAGATTATAGACATTATTTAGAATAATTTACGTTTGTTATTTTTAAATATCCCTTTTGATTCTGGGAATAATAGTTTTGGTTGTTTGTGTTTATTGTATAAAGAAGCTATTCTCTCATCAGGTTTACCCCCTGTTGCCCCAAAAATAGGATCCATTTTCATTGCTAAAGCAATTGCTAACTCGGCAGCAATGAGTCTATCCGTGTTCAAATCATCATTAAACTGTATAATTTCTTCTAATAGAACAGGGTCAAATATTTTAGAAATACCTAATACTTCCTTAATTGTGTTCCCTTCCTCATCCACTTCTTTAACAATAGTTTCTTCCATGTATTTTTTAATACAACCATGAAGGAAGGTTCTTATTTTCTCTGCTGAACGGTGAATACCAAACTCTCTTCTTACAGTGGTGTTTGGTACTATCTCTGTTAACCATTGAGGTTGTCTTTCTAAATAATGAGAATCCCCTTTAGAGATCATATAATCTATAAAAGATATTTCATCGTTCTCACAAAGGGTACGAGCATTATAATATTTAATTAATAATCTAGCTTGTTCTTCCCATGTTTCTTTTTTGTCAGGACGTGCACAATAAGAAGCAACAAACATGTCTTGATAGTTCTCCCCAGATATAGCATGCATTCTTTTATAAATGTATACGGCCCCTAGAGAGGAAGAATATGCTGATTTACCTTGTCTATAAGGGTCAACTCCAGCCACATATAATCCATATTGAGGGTTTTCCATAGGAAACTCATATATGATTACAGGAGCATCTTTACTATCTGTTTGTTTTAGAGGGAAGTTAGTTATAGGTAATTTATCTGTGAATTCATGGGTTATAACTCCTTCATTGTTATATAATATAACAGGTGTACCTGTTCTTTCCTCATTTAATAATTTTGCTTTTTGTCTTTTAGCAGCTTCTATATTAAACATATTCTCTTGAGAAGAAAGAAAGCATTCTTCTGTAGTGAATGGATAATACATTATCTCTTTTAAATAAAGAGTTCTGTCTGGGTTTAATTTCTTAGCTTCTCTTTCTACAAGAATAATTGCTTTAGCTTTTTCTTTATTAGCAGCATTTATTGTTATATCATATAATTCTGAGTCAGGAGAAATGGTTAAATTCTTGTTTTCAATTAACCAAGAAGCTAATGTTACTTTCTCTTTACAGTCTTGTCTATAAAGCCCTGAAAGAAATAAACCTGTTTTTTTACCATCTTCTCCTGTAATTGAAGCAAAATTATTTGCATCAGGATTATAGAAGAAAGACTCTGCATCTTTTCCGTGATCAAAAGCCCCACCAGTTCCTACTAGAATTGGCACAGCTCTCCATCCATTTTTTCCTTTAAAGGCTGGAGCAGCAGCAGCAAATGTTGAACCAAAAGCATACTTACCAACCTCATCCATAATAAAAGACTTAGCTGTTGTACCTGCTGCAACCTCTGTATTAATACCATCTCTAGCATTACGAATAACAATATATGACCAAATTTGGTCTTCCCCATCTGGGGACTTATAACCAAGTCTAATTTGATTTTTTGTCCAGGTTTTATCTAATTGTGGAATTTTAATTCCTTTCCACAAATTTTTCATACCAAAATCAACTTTATCCTTTAACAAGGAAAGGTCATTATCATTACCACAAACAATTACATTCTGTGTATTTTTAAATAGAGTGGCATTCATTCCAAAATAAGATGCTTCCATCTCTGACTTCCCACCCTGTCTTCCACCAACTTCTATATACCCTTTTCTCTCCACTTTACAAGTTTCAAGATGTTCAGCTCTAATCCACTCATTATCACGAAGTTCTGGCAGACACTCAATACGAATATCATTTCCAAACTCATCTACATCATCAATTCTAATCCACCAATGATTTAAATGCCAATATAACCAACCTGAAAAATATACACCATCTACATAAACTCCACCAGTACATCTAGCAACTTCCTGGTCAACCAAGTCATTATATTCTTCTGTCCCTTCTGGAGGAAGGTTGGTGAGATTTCTGAAAAAATCTTTATATTTTATAGTTGGTATCATTAATTTTGCATTCTATGAGGTACAGAAGCATTTCCTCTTGCTTCTTTTTTAGCCACTTCTTTTTCTCGCATTGCATCCACTTCCTTTAAAAGGGCAAGGTAGTTTTTCATAGTTTCTTGAACAAATTTACCTTGAGCCTCAATAGAAGCAATCACCATAGGCATGGTTCCTCCTTTAGCCGTTGGTTTCCATTCAATTCTATCCTTTAATTGATCTAAAGGGTTAGCATCAACATAGGCTTTCCAAGAAATTAATTGTTTCTCTGCCCATTCAAGTTCAATTGAAATATATGTAGTTTTAGTTAAAGCCATGTAGTTTTATTTGTTATTCTTCTTCCTCTTCATCAATTGATAGAGACATCCCAGAGCGTATAATGTCTTCTACATCATTATTATTATGTGGGACATCTATTGCTGTCAATTCTACATAATAATCATTTATAGCCTCTAAAAAAGCTTTATCAGAGATGTTAAATACATCATGCTCTGAAAGAGCTGTTGCAATATGTACCCCTAAAGTTTGTTTAGGAAACTCTTTGTTGAGAAGAGATAGGGTTGTAAGTATTCTATTATAATTAGTTTTCATATATTATATAAGTGATTCATAATCATCTATTTGTGAAGAATCTGGGGTTTCTGAAGAATCCTCTAAATCATCCTCTTCTCCTTCTAAATATTCATCTAGAATTTCTAGTTTAATAGTGGAGGGTTTGTCCTCATGAATAGTTGCAATAATATCAATATAATCGGCTCCTTTTAAATGGTAGGCCTCAATTATTATTGGAATAAGATAATTAAGAGAGATTTTTTTTAGTCTTATTTTAGTGCTCATTTTGATTGTTTATGTTAATATCAATTGCTTTCCATTTTCCTGTTGGACATTGTTCAGCCAACACTTTAGTTTTCATAATCAATGTACATCCACAAGAAGTACAATGTGCATCAGGTCTAAGTGAATTCTTAAGATGTTTAGAATGTAAAGGACATTGCTCACATATAGTTAGTCTTTCTTCTGACACTTGTTTTATCACTTCTTTCAATTCCTCAGGAGGAATAAAATGATTTCTCCACCCTGTTATAATATTAGTCCACGACATTAGTTATTAGTTTTGGTTTAAGAGCTTTAATATTTGTTAAGACAGTGTTTAGTTTTAATTGTGTTTTTCTCTCTTCTTTTTCTGTAAGGGGAGAAAGTAGTTTAGCTTCTAATAACTCTTTAACTGTAAGGAGTTTTGTCATTTCTTTATTAGCCTTATTTTGTGCAAAATAAAACTTCCCAAATCCAGAAATTTCAATAGAGTTGTAAAGATTTGTAGCGTTATGAGCTCTATCAAATTGATGTGTTATAACAGCATCAATATCTCTTTCTGATATTACTTTATTAGGAAGAATGCGATTAATAGCAAGCTTCTTAATTAAGAATTCTTTTATTGGCTGGTTATTTGGCTTCATTTAAATAATCTTGATAAAATATATTCCCCAATTCTATTCTTTGTAATTTAATTTTTTCCATTCTCCTTATTTCTTCAATAGGGAGTTTTAAAAAATTATCTAAAAATTCTTCTCTATTATATTTCATGTTGGAGAGA